GAGTTCACCTATCACATCATAGGTCAAGTTCGAGTTTGCCATTCTTCCACCAGGCTCGAACATTGCCTTGACTCGCTTGTTCAGGTCGTCGATATATGCCTGATTTTCTGCTCTTATATTCTGAGCCTGTACAAGCTTACCGGCTGCCTGACTGTTCTGCGCGAGGGCTTCACTGTACATATCAGTGTAATTTTTCTGGAAGATCTCCGCCCTCTGCTTCTGAATGGTTTCTGCGATCTTGTCCTGAAGCTTGTCATACTCCTGTATAACGCCGTCTATCTGCTTGATCTCGATGCCGGTTGCTTCTTCAAGCTCACCGGTGATGAAGTTCACTCTGTCTTCGTAGCCTTTCTTGACCTTGCCGTTTTCATCGACAAGGCCTTGCAGCTCTTTGTACAGTGTCTCTGTCTTGTATGTTTTGGCAAGATCTGTCTCCGTCTGCTCTCTTGCAGTTGAACGGAGCTCCTTCATTTTCTCAATATCCTTGTCGATGCCGTCAGCCAGAGCTGCCGACTCTGATGTGAGATAGCTCAGGATCTGCTTGCTCTTAGCTTCCTGTATGGCATTCCTGATAGACGGTATCTTCTGGAGGAGCCATGTAGCACCGGTTATCAGGTTCTTGATGCCGTTTCCGAGTATTTCAACAGCCGGCTTCATGCTATTGACGAAGCCCTTGACTCCGTCTGCTACCGGCTTCAATGTCCTTCTGATCTTCGGTATCGAGTCAATACCTTTGTCGACTACCTTCTCGACCTTTGGCAGGAGAACTTCGCCGATCTGCGCAAGTTCAAGCTTCAGATTGTTGAGAGCGACCTTTGTCTTGTCAGGAGCGTCCAGTGTAGCCTCGAAGGTATCGGAGACCACATTCCGCATATCATCATAGCCTGCGACAAGGGCGTCAATGCTGAAGCGTTGCTCTCTTATAGCCTGTGTGAGTGTCGCTGCGCCCTTCTTGCCGAAGAGATCTGATGCTATCTGAAGCGCTTCGGTCTCATTCTTGGCCTTCTTGATACGGTCGACCGTTTCTCCGAGCGCCTCGGCTGTTGACTTGCCTTCTGCCGTTGCTTCCTGCTGTGCCTTCTTCAGGCCTGCAAGTGCGCTTGTAAGGTCTACGCCGTTTGCCTCGAACTGGCCGATCAGTTCTGCACTCTGCCGTATATCAAGGTCAAGTTCCTTGAAGGTTGCCGAATTACTGAGAAGCTCGGATTCAAGACTGCTGAGATCCTTACCTGTACGCTGCCCTATATCGGTAAAGGTGTCAAGTACCTTGCCAGTGTTCTTGGTGTCCTCCTGGAAGGCCTTCATGATGCCTGACACATTGCGGACGCTGCTTGCGACCTGTGTATCATTAACCTCTGCGTACTTCAGAAAGTGCTCTGTTGTTGCCTGCAATTCCTCGTCTGTGATGCGGAATCTTGTATTGACTTCTCCGACTGCCGTGCCGACGCCCGACATCTCTACAGGCATTTTCGTGAATATGCTGTCTGCTATACGTTGTAGGCTTTCCAGAGCTTCACCTGTGGCGCCTGTCTTCTTGACGATAGTATCATATCCCTCGTCTATTTCAGCCCATGCGTCAGCGGCTGCGTCTGCAAGCTTCTCGAAGCCGTCAGCTGCAAGCTTGGCGACAGCACCTTTCAGGACTGTGAAGCCCTGTGAGGAGTCCTCTGCCTTCTTGCCTGAGTCCTCGACTTCCTTTCCTGTAGTCTTGGCAGAGTCTCCTGCCTTATTGTTGGCGTTCGTAAAGTCATTCAGAGCTTTCTCGGCTGCTTCAATCTGGCCCTTGGTTATCTCAATCTCTCTCTGATATGCCTTGTAGGCTTCCTCGGTGACTGTGCCGTTCTGGAGGCCTTTCTGTAGGTTTGCCTGTTCAGAGTTCAGAGCTTCAAGCTTCTTCTTGCTGTTTTCAACGCTCTTAGCGAGAGCTTCCTGCTTCTGCTTCCAAAGTTCGAGCGAATTCGGGGCCTGTTTCAGCGCTGAATTAATGCTTTTCAGCTCGGAGGTCGTTTTCTTACTTTCCGCGTTGACGTCTTTCAGCTTCTTGGATAGATCGGAGGTATCGGCACCGATTTCAACGGTGATGCCGCCTATCTTCGTTTTCGCCATTCATTTCACTTCCTTTACTGTGACGATATGAGCTGCGCTATGGCTGCTCTGTCCGGCTTAGTCTGCACGCTGTTGTATGCGTTGCGCAGGTATTCCCTGCCTTCTTCGGTCTTGCTACAGTTCCATATAACAGCGTCACGGTAGTATCGCCAGAAGGTGAAGATATCAAGCTCCTGAAGTTCTCCGAAGCTGCTGTTTGTGTAGTCGCTGACAAGCTTCAGCTCGTCGTACTCCCTTGTGAAGTATACTTCATTCTGAGCTGCCTGCTTGTAGTACGGAGCTTTGTACCGCTCTTTTTCTCGCTCGGTTCTGAGCCAGTTCAACAGCTCAATTTCTATGATATACAGGTCTTCCACCGTTATACTGCTCTTCTTTTCTTCGTCAGAGCGCGCTATCCAGTCCGTAAGGCCGAATATCTTCTCTGAGTCATTCACAGGGTGGAAAATCTGATAGTATTCCTTGACATTGATCGGAAGTAACCTGATGGACTTCCTGCCTTTCAGCTGCACTGTAAGTCTCATATATCTCCTTTAATTGAAAAGGGCGGCATCAAGCCGCCCTTAAACGCGTCACGACTTGGTGACTGTTATCGAGTATGTGTTCATACCAGTAGCAGAAGCAAGCTGTACTGATACGATGTTGTCGCCGTCTTCCCATGTGGGAGCGGTTCCGTTAGTGATAGAGTTACCGTTGACTGTGATAACAATATCCGTACCTGATGCAGCTGTTGCTGTGATGGTGTTGCTGGCGTTCGAGGTTGTCGTTGCGTACTCATTGACATCTGCGTCGAATGTGGGATCCAGCGTCAGTGAGCCAAGTGTGAGAGCGCTGAGCTTCGGAACGCCGTCTTCGCTTGTTACGTTCGGCTGATTAGCCATCTTGAACTTGTAAAGGTGTCCTTCTGCGTCGTAAGGATCGAACTCGAAGTTCGGTGTGAGCACTGTCTCATTGCTGTTGGCGAAGGCAATGCTCAGAGCGTCGATGTTCTCTCCGATACCTGTCAGCGTGATCTTTCCGTCAATATCGTCGCCACCTACGAAGTGAAGCCAGAACTTCTTGGCTCTCTGGTTGCCGATTCCACCGCCCTCGACGATCGCAACAGTATCATCACCTTCTGCGGCTGTGCTTGCTGTTGCCGTTCTGAGAAGCTTCTCAATTGTCTTGGGTACCCATGTCATGATACCCCAGGAGAATGAAGCCGTTTCCTCGTTGAGTCTGCGCTTCTTAGCTACACCGTCATCTGATACTGCTGTATAGAATGTCTGAGTGTAGTTGAAGGTTGCACCGTTTTTGGTTCTGCCGACCATGTTCGCATTCTGCTCGAACTGCGCATCTGTCGGCATTGTGGAGCCCTCGGTGTAGGGTATCATATACACATTACCCGAGCCGAGAGGAATAGTTTTAAGGCGGTCAGTATTCTCTGCTGAATAGCCTTTTCCTGCCATACCGCTCATATAGTTTCTCCTTTCAGGATATTGGTGTTGTAAGCTTATATGAGAACTGGAAGCGGAATGTCGTCATGTACATCCGCTCCGATTCTATATAGTCACTGTTCGATGTGATTTCAACATCATCGAACACGATAAGTATTTTTCGTTCGAGGTTCATATCCCTCGGATCCGAATACAGCTCAAGCTCGAAGTCTATCCACTGTATGCCCTTGTAGTCGTCCGCTCCGCCTGTGGCGAAGTCGTATGTATAGGCAGCGAACGGAAGAGTCTGAGGCTCTGTGAAGTGATCGTATACTATCTTGTCCTTCAGCTCGATAATTGTTTCAAGCCGCTCAATTGCTTCTTCGATACTGTGTATCATCATTTCACCACCCTTATTGTTTCAGCTACGATTTTCTCATACTCGTCAAGCACCTGCTCCGCATTTGTTCCTACATAGTGAAATGCTTTAGTTCGGGTAGTACCGTTCCTGGTAAGATGCCCGTTTTCAAGCAAGTGCACTTTTCGATAATCTTCGCTGTGAACGACCGTCTTTAGGTCGATGCCTCCCAGATACTCTCGGTCAATCTTCCAAGACTCTTTTTGAGTTCCGGTTTTCACCGGCGCGTCAGCTTCTATTGCTTTTTTCAGCTTTTTCGCCGCTGCCTCAGTGTCTGCATTGATCGCTGTTCTGAGGTTCGTCGCGTAGTTGTTCAGCACATCACCGAGAGCTTCGTCGAAGCCGGTCATCTTACACCGCCTTTTCTCTCACAGTACAGTTCAATATAGTCCTTGTCGACTTCGTAAGTCCTATATATGCCGTATTTCTTTCCCTCGAGTTCAACTTCACGCTCGCCGTTATAGTCGATAATGGCTGTAGTGAGACGGAATTCAGGCTTCAAGCCTGCTTTTCCGCCCCGGTAGAACTCGGAAGCTGATACGCTCTCTTTCTGTGCGAGTATCTCGGTGCGTGTATCAACCTCGATTTCCTGCTTGCGCTCGTTCAGGGTGATTGTTTTCCCGATCAGATATGCAATAACGTCCTTTTTCATGGACTCACCGCCATTTTTTCAGAAAATACGCGGTTGTTGAGTGCATAACGGAGCATCCTCGGCATACCTTCCATGGTATCACGTTTTCTCCAGAGCCAAGCCGCATACATCACGATGAGCTGAGCGTCATCTATCTGCGTCTTATCAAGAGTTTCCGCACCTTCGGCGATTATCTCTTTTTCTGCTACCTGGAGCAGCTGATTGAGACGCGTATCAATGCGCGTCTCGCCACTCGACATAAAACCTATGTCGGTTTTCAACATCGCAAGAAGATCAAGCTCCGCCATGCTTATCAACTCCTTATGACTTGGTTACTGTTACCTTGTATGTGGTAACTGTTCCGGATGTGCTGTCCTTGATAGATACAGCGACTACATTTCCAGCGCCGGCAGCCCACTTGATGCTTCCACCGTTAGGAACGTAATTGTTATCGTTGTATGTGATGCTGATAGGATCGAAGCCATCCTGAGGAACAGCTGTGATTGTACCGGTTGTACTTGTTG